CCCCGCCCGTCCACCGGGACTTGCCCGATGGGGAGAATTACATCTTGACGCGGGCCGAGAGGAGGCCAGCGGCGATTTCGAGAACGCGATAACCCTTGGCAACCCAAGTGTCGTCCTTGGGGGTCGGGGTCATGTTGACGACCGCAAGAGCCACGGCATGAAGAGCGAAAGCCAGCTCAAGCCATTGGCCGGTGCGGAGGGAGGCAAGAAACTCCATTCTTCGATCCTTTGGTTAGAAGAAGTCAGAGGCCGCGAGCCGTCGAGTGACGCCTGCACGGTAGGCTTCGTCGCGCTTGTAGCGGGGGTCACGCATAGCCTCGACCATCTCGTACCGAGAGGCGAAGCCTTCCACGTTCGATCCCGGCACACCGCTTACGAGGTTCGGTTCGGAGCCGTTCGCTGCCTCATAGCGAGCCTTGAGGCCAAGCATGGCGAGCTGCACGGTCTGGATCGGAGCGGTCTCGACAAGATCGTTGAACGCGGCCACCTCATCCTTCGAGAGGTTGACCTTCGCCCAAGCGTTGATCTTGGCGTACTCCTGCTCTCCACCAATCGTGCTGAACACCTGGGCGACTTCCTGGGCGGCGACTGCCTCTTGCCCCTTGATGAAGTCGTCCATGAACTGCCGGGTGATGCCCGCCTGTTCGAGCTTCTGATAGCTCGCGTCGGACAGCTTTCCAGCGGTCTTGTACTCCGAGTGGAACTCAGTGAGGTCCAGACCCTTCGCCTGGAGCTGCTGCTCCACTTGCGTCTCTGAGGGGGCCTGGGAAGATTGCGAGCCGAGTTTGCTCTCCAGCTCTGCATAAGACTTGGCGAAGTCCTCCGGTGAAGTGAACTTCTCGGGGAGCCAAGAGGGACGTTCCGCAGGAGCGCCAGTGTTGGCCGGAGCCGAGGACGAACCTTCGGCTTCCGGCTTTACTGGAGGTGCTTCCTGTGCGGGGATTTGCACAGTGACGGTCATTGAACCTTAGTGGTCGATGCGGGTGACGTTGCCGAACACGGTGACGGTCTTGCCGTCCTCACGCTCGGAGGCTTGGGGTTCCGCAGGCGGGGTCGCTTCCGGTGCAGTGACTGCACTCAGAAGTTCCTCGACGTTGGCCTGCGGGGTCTCGTCGGCTTCGGACTTACGCCGTGCCATTAGGGGTCTCCATTTGCTGTTGGCCCGCCTGCGCTCGAAGAACCTCGGGGCCGAGTTTCTCCATCATCTGCTGCTGACGGGCTTGCTGCGCTTCCGCAGCCATCTCTTCTTCGGACTTGGTCAGGGTCTTAGCGTCGAAGCTGAGAGCCGTTGCGGCCAAGTTGATGACCGCCTGCGCCTTGCCGTAGGTGGACAGGGCGTCGGGGCCGAGGAGCTTGGCGACCACGTCAGCGAACATGAGGAGCCGCTGGAGGTCGTGACCGCGTCCGAGGGCTTCCATGCCCGTGATGATCGAGGGCTTGACCATCCCTTCGGGGAGGGCCGGGAGCTTACCGTCGCGTTCCATCTGGAACATGATGCGGTTGACCAGGGGGAGCTGGAACTCCTGCGCCAGGATCGAATAGACGCCACCGAGGGCGTCCTCCAGCTCGGAGGCCATCACGCGGATTTCCTCGGCAGTGACACGCTCGGCGTCACGCTGGATCGAGGAGGTGAGGAGGAACGCCTGGGCGAGCCGCAGCTCGATCCGCTGGACGCTTTCCATCGCAACCCGGAAGTCGTTGAACTTCTCAAGCTGCATCACGCTCACGTCCTCGCGGTTACCCGTGCGGACGGCGAGGTTAGGGGCCTCGGCAATGGTCCGCTCTTGGGTCACACCGTTCGGGTTGACGAGGATCAGGACCCGCGCCGCCGCAGCGGAACCCTCAACGATTGCTCGCTGGAGGCCCTCGACGGAACGAAGGTCGCCAATGTACTCCTCGACGTGACCACGTCCGTAGTCCTCGCCGTCGATCTTCGCCCAACGGAGGAAGATGAACGGGGACTTGTCGATGGGGTACTTGCCCTTGGAACCGGGGACGATCTTGCCCTTGACCTCCTGATGCACATGGTAGAAGTCGCCTTCCCGGCGAAGCCATGTGTAGAGGTCGATGATGTCCTCGACGGACTTCTTGCTCTTGCCCTCGGCCTCTTCCTTGAGCGCCCGCTGCATCTCCGGGGGGAGGGCGAGGGGGCTGATCTTCTCATGGATGATGCCCTCAAGGACGTTCCCCATAGGATCGCGCTTCACCGCATAGCGGTCGAGGCGGTAGACCTTGAGGCCACCCTTGGGTGCCAGGTAGAGGGCGACGTTGCCAGCGACGAGGAGCTGCTTGAGCGCCTCGAAGCCCGAGACACGGATGCCCGTGGTTTCGAGTTCCGTCTGGACCGAACGCTCGATCTGTCCAAGCGCACTCTCCACCTCGGCTCTCGCGCCTTCGCGGCCCGTGAGTTCTTGGAGGGTGAAGTCGTCCAGCATGAGCCGGAAGAAGGCTTGGTTCGGAGGCAGGAGGGCCAGGAGGAGCTTCGAGGCGAGGTTATTGACGCCTCGCGCTCCCATGCCCTGAAAGGGGGTCGGGAGGTCATTCGCGGCTCCATGTCCCGCCCTCGGCATGAGGGACGGAATGGTCAGCGCCGCGCAATCCCGCGCTCTTTCGAGGTAGGGACTGCGAAGCGCCTGGAGCTGTGAGTAACGACCCGCTGCTGTCGTAGCGGGTTTCGCCACGTTAGCCTCGCGGTACGTTCAGGCCGGTGTTGCCTGCGACCTGCGGGGCGTTGAGGTCGATGCGAAGAGCCGAACGTCCCTTGCGACGGCTATCCACCGAGGCTTGCTCCTCGGCTCCACCCGTTCCAACCGTGCCTGCGTCGTCGCCAATGGCGATTGCAGCCGGGGGCGGGGGCGGGGCCGGTGGGGG